TCAGCGACCGTCCCGTAAGCGTCCTCGACCAGTAGCGACTTGTCGCGGCTTGTCACCAGATCCGCCATTTCCTCGGGCAACATCCCCGCCCGGTACAGCTCGCTCGTCACGAACGTCCGGTCGTTGATCGGGTCGCGCGCGAACCACAGCACGCACGCCGGGTTCGCGTAGCCGTCGTCCGCGCCGCGCCACATCTCCCAGCCCTCCGGTATCGTCATCGCCGCACACACGTTCCGGTTCCGTTGCCAGTTCGCGCTGAACATCGCCCCGCTCACCACATCCCAGTCCCCGTACACCAGACTGCGCACCGTCTCGGGATCGCCTGCCCCTTTGAGCTTAGCCAGATACTCCGGGTCGTTGCGCAGCAAGTCCGGGTTGTCATGATAGAACGCCGGGATAAAACTGCGCCGCATCCCACCGTCTTCGTCCGGCATCTGCACCACCGTCTGCGCGCCACCCTCCGAACAGATGTCGACGAAATCTTCTTTCACCCAGTTATGATACGCCCCGCCAGGGTTCGACGTTAAGAGCACCAGCGGGAATTTGCTCTTATACGGTTCCGGTATCACCAACGTCCCCAGCCGACATCTGGTCCGCAGATAAGTGTAAATCTTTTTCGAGAAATGGGTCAGCTCATCAATTGCCAGAAAATGAATCTCCGCGCCCTGGAATTTGTACACGTCTGCTTCGTACTGGCAATGGTTCATCGAGATCCGCGAACCGTTCACAAACCTGATCTCGTTCTTGATGATCACCACTTGCCGCGCGTTCTCTGCCTCAGCCAGTAACACGCGAAAACTCCCAGGCCCTTCCATGTGCGTCTGCATCAGCTCGGGAAATGTGCGCCTGAATAAGTACGCCTGCAGCCCAGGGATCGCCGCGCAGTATAAGATGCACGCCGCCCGCACCAGAAACGATTTACCCGGTCCCGCTGCGCCGCCAAACAGAATCTCGTTCGCCGGGCTCCTCAGCACCAGTGACTGCTTCGGATGTAACCTAATCTCGATTGCCGCACTCCGCTCCGCTCAATTCAACCCTTGTAGGCCGCGTTCCAACGGTATTGTCCTGAACGCTTCCGGTTCCCCAGCCATCACGATCTTGATCTCAAACGGATTCACCGTCACCTGCAGCGGCATCGCCGCTCCATTCGGCCCGCTCATCTCCTGCACGATCCGATCCCTGAACTCATCCGGGTAACGGTTCTTCAAAATGAACAGCTTGCCTCTCACGTCCGGGTGCTGCGCCACGCCCCGAATCAAGTACGCTTTCGCTACCATGTACGCTTTTTCGATCGCCCGCTCGAATTGCCCGTACCGACTCTCCGGGTGCGCTTGCCCCTTCGTTCTCCATTCCCAGACGCAAGTCCGATTAATCCCCACCCATGCACACGCGTCCGTTAGCGTCATCTGGCCTCTGATCAGCTTGCAAATCTCCTCTTCCAGCTCATCAGTCAGTTTGCCGATGCTGCCAACACCTTCAGGCCGGTTTTTCATCCGGTATTTGTAGCGTTTAGCTTTAGGAGTTTTCGTCGTCGTCGTCGTCTCCGCTGATTCCGGCGCGCTCCTTGTCTTCGCGTTCGTTGTCTTCGCTTTTGCTCTCATATCGTTTCTAAAGTCATGCCGTAGTTATCGACTTTCTTTTTCCTTTTGACGCTCTCTTTTCGCACCAGTTTCAAGTGGCCGAACTTCGCATAATCCACCGTGTGGTGCGGCCGCCCGAATTTGTACACCAATCTACATACGTCCGGGTGTTGGGCCACGATCATCATTGATTTCTTCTTTGTGCCTTCCGCGTAGAGCACGTCCGTATTGCCGCCCGCCATCGTCATCGAGCGCATCTTCTCTTGCATGAACGCTCTGAACAGAATCGTGCACCACCCGCTCTTCATCATCCTGATCGCCAGATCCAAGTCTTCGTTATAGCGACAACGCCACCTGAACGGAACATCGTTCCTGATCAGGATACACCCGTAAATCAGCGTGTTGACCACGAACGCGCTCCGACCCCTGAACTGCTGATACGCCGGACCGCCCAACGCCACGTTCTGGTAGCGCAGACAGAAATCTTCCATGCACTTGAAGATCGTCCCGTCGCCCACTCTGACTCTGATCTTCCGGTTATTGCGCGAAAACGCTCTGATGTTGTCGTCTACCACCCAGTGGTATCCTGCGCCGCGCGAAATCGCATGATCCCAGATGAAATTCCTCGCCGGTCCTGACCCTTTCGTCAACGTGCTCCCCAGTACATCGCACGGCTCATAGGTCCGCTGATACCATTTGTCGAGCACCAGGATTTTGGTTCTGTCGATGACTTCGCAATATTTGCCGTACTCGTCATCCTCCACCACTACCGTGTACGGGACGTTCATCGTCTCAAACGCTTTCATCGTCAGCCGCGTCGCTGACCGGCCACGGGATGGAACGTAAACCGGAAACTGCGGGTTCATGACGCTTTGTAACGCACCCCGCGATTGTCTGTCCTGCTCTGTCTCGGAAACCAGACGTACTTGGTTTTCGCCGTAACCGTCACCTCCAGTAAAGCCGCGAACTGATCAACCGCCTGCTGATCGTTGAAATGGACCATCACTGATCTGAACGCCGCTTTTTCACCGTGCTCGAATTCCGGCATGTCAAACCATTCTTCTCCCAGATCCAGACCCAGCCGCGACATGATCTCGACTTGGCTGAACCCCGTAAAAAGTTCATCCCATTCGATATCGCTCTTCATTTCTTTCAGCACGCTGCCGAGCATCTCTTCATCCCAGTCCGAATCCAGCCCCAGCCGGTTGTCGGCGATCCTGTACGCCTCTGCCAGCTTGGGTGTTAAGTGTCCGAGTCGGATGCACGGCACCTCCGTCAAACCCAGCGTCCTGGCCGCGTAAATGCGTCCGTGGCCCGCAATCACTTCCAGTTTATCCGTCACCAGCGCCGGGGTCGTCCACCCGTACGTCTCGATCGATCTGGCAATTTTCGCGATGTTAGCTTCCGAATGGTAACGCGGGTTCTTTTTAGCCAGTTTCAGCGTCTCGATGTTCAGCCGCTCAATATTCTGGCTGTTCGCTTTCGCTTTCGTTTTCGCTTTCATCTGAAGCGTTCAGGTACAATCAGCTTGCTCGCTCTCTCTGCCGCTTTGGCCTGTTCCCGCGAAAGGAACACCTGCTCAATCGCCACGCTGATCATGTGCATCATAAGCCGTTCCCGGCTCACGTTTGGATCGCTCGCCTGCAGTTCTGCCAGCTTCACCTCGTCGATCGAGAAGCTGCCCTCGCGCGTCATCCCGTCACGCCATTCAACGCCTACCGTGTACGGCGTCATGTGCGGCTTATCGACTATCTGCGCCGCCGGGTTCTGCCAGATCCTGCATCGCAGAGGTTCCTGGCGCGCTGCCGTCGAACCTGCACCTTGGCTGTCGCTGTTCATATTCTTGAATTCAAGATTTCCTGTTTCCAGGGTTTTGTCTGCCAATAATTATGGCATTTTTATGGCATTCTTTCGGCGCTTTGCCAGATCGGATGCTCGATGCCAAACGCGTGATGTCTGTACGGCGACTCAGTCAGCGCCTCAACAAAGACTACATCGGAACGGATCCTCTCGCTGACTCGCGCGCGCCAACCGCCAGCAAATTGAACTACTTGACCCTCAAGCAATTCCCTTGCGTTCATAACGGTCCGTCGATGATGCAGCCACGGGCTGAACAGACGAGGATATCATTGCCATCTTCATCGAAGCGCATCTCTGCCGTCTGATCCAGGTCTGCGTTACACTGTGGGCAGCGTGATGGAAGCACTTCGTTCATTTTAACCGCTCCAGTTGATCGTGAAATCCCCTGGATCAAAGTGCATCGTGCTCCCCACAATCATCGGGATCGGCTCCTGCAAATCGCAGCTAAAGCACAGCATCCCGCCCGTCTGCGAATCCCGCCAGCCGATCGAGGTGATGCCGCCCAGCTCGGTCGATTGCGCCGGGACATCCAACGCTATTTGTGAGGTTTTTACGCCGTTGACCGCCGCGCCGAATCCCGTCAGATCGTTCGGCCAGCTGATCCGCCCAGCGTCCATGATCGCCTCGATCCCCAGATCGCCCGGCCCTGGCGGGCTCACGTATAAGGCCACCCAGAACCCGATTGGCGGACTCCACGCCACTTGGCCCACGCCGTAGTCCAGCATCAGGCTGCGGTACTGGTAACTGAATGATCCGGCCATTTGTCGGCAATCTTTACTTGCGCACCCGTTGGGCCACAAGGTTTTTCAGCACGTGTTCCATCAGCCGGATTTCCCGCTGCGCTAATCCCTCGCTCATCCGCTTAGCCGCGACTCGCCGCCCGTACACGCGGTGACGATAGGTCAACTCGCGGCGCACGCACTCGATCAACTGCTCCAGATCCGGCGCCACATCCTCCCAGTTCCGCAGATTGGCTTGCTCGTCTCCTCTTTTCATGTCTGCCCGTACATCTGCGCCGCGCGCTCCAGCGTCTCGCGCATCTCTTCGTCGGTCGCGTCGCGAATCTCAACAGTCGCTTCGCCCATATTGACGATCGTCGTCGCGTGTTCAGTTTTCTCGTTCTCGTTCATTGTTGGTTCTCCTTTTCCAATAGTTCACGTGAAGCGTCTGACAGCTTCCAGAAGCGCGTGCGATTCGCCGCCGCCGCGCTCCTCGGCCACGAGCGGACTTACGCCCAGCGTCCAGACCATGAAATCTCGTTGCCGCTTGATCCGGTACACCGCGCCGTCGTTGATTAGTTCCAGCCCGTGCCGTTTGATCAGCGCCTGTAGCCGTTCGCGTTCTTCGAGCGGCATCACCGGGTAGCCCAGCTCGCGCCGCGCGCTTATCGGCGGCAGCTCTACCCGCTCGCGATCATCCGGTAGTTGTTCCGCGCCTTCGCGCTCCAGCTTCGCCAGCTCAGCTTCCAGCACCCGCTCGTTAATCAGGGACACCCTTTACGCTTTCTTGGAATGGTTTCCTGCGCTTCTTCAGACCGCCTGCGGCTCGCTTATCCTCTCCCTCGTCAGGCGCGCCCGCAGCAGGCTCTCCGTTCTGTGGCGAGCTGCCGTCAAACATCTGCAGCTGATCCGGGTTGATGATCGATTCGCGGCTCTCAGTCACTTTGCGCCCATAGGTCAGCGTCGACTTTACCGCTTGCTCGTTGCCCTTGTAGCTGATCAGAAACGCCAGACTCACCTTGATGCGCCCGTCGTTCTCTTCCTTCATCGATTCGATCTCGTCCCAACTCTCATGTAATAGATCGTCCGCCGATCTGATGCACTCGCTGATTATCGCTCTCGCCATTTTATTCACCTGCTCACCACATCATAAATACGGCCCAAAGGCCAATAAAAAGACTCTGGCAAGCCCGCTCAAAAGCCCGCCAGAGCCATCCTAAGCACTCAACACTTTTCTCTAACTTCCAACAATCACTTTTAGCAGTTCTTCGGGTAATTGTCTCCGGTATTTATTGGCCAGTTTTGCCGCGTACATCGCCTGTTTCGGGGAGAGCCAGCTCTGGTTCGCTAGCCGTTTTCCGAAGTCGGTATCCAGCTTGTTAAACCCGCGATCATCCCAACTCCTTGCACCATCGCAGACGCCTGCCAGCACCTTCATCGCGTGGTGCGCGGCCTCGATCTGCGCCTTGCTCATCGCGCCCGCTTCCGGTTGCGCCTGCGCAGCTTTCACCGTGATTTCGCTCGCCCCGGCTGTGGTGTCGATCGGCTTGCCTTTTTTGTCCAGCGCCCTGTCTGCGATATCCTGCTTGTCGACCAGCATCCCTGCCATGTAAGCGTCGAGCGATTCCTGCAGGACTAGATGCTGCACCTGCACGCTGTCGAATTGGCCGATCCTGTGCGCCCGGTCCTCGGCCTGTGAAATCCTCGCTGGCGTCCAGTCCAGTTCCACGAACACCACGTGGCTCGATGCGGTCAAGGTGATGCCGACCCCTGCCGCCTGGATGTTGCCCACGAACACGCGCACGTTGGGATCTTTCTGAAAGGCGTCGACGCTGGCCTGCTTGGCTTTGTCGCTCATGCCGCCCACCAGCTTCACCGGGTTGAACTTGTCCAGCCCCTCTATGAGCGCCTGCACCACGTCCACATGATGCGCGAAGACGATGATCTTTTCGTCGGTGTCTTCCAGCATCTCGGTCAGGAAATCGAGTGCGAAAGGCACTTTGGCAAGCGCTGTCGCATGCCGTACTGCGCTCATCTCTTCGAACGCTGCGCCCGTGGCGTCGTGTAGCGCCTCGACCGCTTTGGCGTAGGCTGCCGCATCATCCATTGCATCCGCCTGATCGATCGCCGCCTGCGCCGCTTCCGTCGCGTGCTTGATCTGTTCCCACTTCGCCAGCTCAGCCTTCGCCGCCTTACGCGCGTTCGCGTCGCCTTCCAGCTCAATCACGCTCCGGATCTTGGGCGGTAGCTCGCTCAGCACATCCTTTTTCAAGCGCCGGATCATGCAGCTCGTCCGCAAGACTTCCTGCAGCTCGTCCAGATTGGTCGCCCCGTCGTTCACCCAGCCCCATTCGCCCATGAACGCCCCACAGTAGCGCTTCTGAAAGTAGCCCGATCGCTTGTTCCACCGGCTCGGCTCAAGCCAGAGCAGCGTCGTCCACAGCTCGATTGGCCGGTTCAGGATCGGCGTGCCCGTCATCGCGATTCGGCGTCTGGCCTCGATCTTCTGGAACGCCTTGGTGCACGCGGCCTTCGGGTTCTTCACCCGGTGGCTCTCATCAATCACCGCCAAGTCGAACTTATTCGCCTCGATCGAGGCCACGTGCTTGGCCAGCATCTCGTAGTTGATCAGCGTAATGTCAGCCTTGCCCCAGCCCACGCCCGAACCCACTATCTGAATCGTCATCGGTCGCGCCAGCCATTTGCGCAGCTCCCGCGCCCAGTTCAGCTTCAAGCTCGCCGGACACACAATAATCACGCTCTTGATCGAGGGGTCCATGTTGATCACCCCGATCGCCTGGATCGTCTTACCTAGCCCCATCTCGTCGCCCAAAAGCGTCCCTTCCCGGCCAGCTGCGAACTTGATCCCAGCTTTCTGGTAGCCCAAGTAATCGTTGGCCAGCCCTCTGGCGCGCGGGATCGCGATATCGGCGTCAACCGCCTTGCTCGCTTCGAAGGTCGCAGCTTTCTGCGCCAGCTCAGCGGCATCCAGCGCTCGCCACCACATCACAGTCCACACTTCGACCGGCATCCCAGTCTCTTTGTCAGTCTCGACTTTCTTGCTCCAGCCGATTCCTGCGGCTCTGAGCGCTTCCTTGTTCGCTTTCCATATCGCGCTGAATTCAGGCGTCGGCGCTGCTGTCAGTAGATCGCGCTCACCCTGACTCGTGCGCACTCGCTTTGGCGCTGACCAGTTCAACAGGTTTTTCAGGTCGATTTTCATTGTGTTCATACCTGTATATGCGTCAACTTTGATGCAAACTCAAGCACTATTTTGAATGTTCCACAAAAAACATTCGTTGCCGGTCAGAGCACCTTGCGCGCAGATGATGGCCCGACAACGAAAATTTGTTTTTTTTAGTTCTGGATGAAGCTCTCACCCAGATCCCACAGCGCCCGGTTGATCCGCAGCCGCTCGTCGATCGCCACCACCGCTCGCGGCGCTGCCGGTGCCCGCCGGTCTGCCGCCCGCGCTTGCCTGCGCAGTTCCCTGTCTGGCTTCCCGCCTTTGAGCAGGTTCTCCTGTACCACGTTCCACGTCCGCCACAGGTCGTTCCCGCTGTCCGCGTAGCGCCTCGCTTCCAAGAGCATCCCGGCTCCGATCGGAGCCTTCGCCCGATCCTCCCAGCGGATGCCCAGCGCCCGCTCGGCCAGCTCGGCCCGCTCGGCGTCAGTCATCACCCGGTCCTGCCAGCCTGCGATCATTTCCATCACTGTCGGTATTTCGCCAGCCATCCCCAGCGTTGCCTGCACCACCTTTTCCGGACTGAAGCCAACGTGCCGGATACTCATGTGCTGCATCACCGCGTCGCTGATCACCAGCCCGTTGTAACAGACCAGCCGATACGGCGAGCCGTACAGCTGATAACCGCTCGTCCGATCGTGGCTGTTGACCACGATGATGTCCATCCGGGTCGCCAACGGGTTCTTGTAATCGAGCAAATGCTTCCCCGTCACC